CCTCCGCATACCGCAACGCATGCCCCAAGGAATGCCTAGTCAGCCAGTCATCCATTCATTGGTGAGTGAAACGAACGCCAAGCCAAGTGCAGACGTCTGCACCCGGGGAAACCCCCCTTCGTCCACCGTGCTCACGGGAGAGCTGCTGGCTCGGATGGCTGCGGTGGCTGGCGTTGCCCGAGGCGAGACGTGAGTCCAAGAGCCGGCACCGGGACCTATCGCAACGAAATCAACCCCCGGCTGAAAGAGCGACTGGCTGTGCAGGCCGCTTCTGCCGGGATCGACGCGCACCCGATCTTTGCCAACGCCGAGGAGTACGCGACGCGGACTGGCAGCGTCCGGAATGTCGACGGACTTGCGGTGACGTGGGTGAACAAAGCGATTCGCGAGGTGCAGTCAGAACGGCGGCTGCGGAGCCAGCAGCTCTCCCGTGAGCAGGAGGCCTACTCGAAGCTCCACGTCGAGCTCTATCGGCTGATCTCGCTGCATCGCCTCGGCCCGCGCGCGATCGCCGACCTCCTCGAGAACGCGCGCGCCGCCGGGTACGGGCAGGTCAACCCGCTGACCATCGACCGCCTGCGCCGCCTGGGCGACTTCTGGCCGGACGATCCCGCCGCACCGGACTCCGACTGGGCTCGGCGGCTCTGATGGCCCTGCACATCGAGCGGCGCGTGGGCGCCAAAGTCGTGATCGAAACCCGCGAGGGCGACGTCGTGGTGATCGAAGTGGTGGGAGCTCGCCGGGGCGCCACCCGCCTCACCTTCAACGCGGCCGCCCACGTGCGGATCCACCGGTTCGAGGTCTGGGTGCGCCGCCGGGCCGAGCGGAGGAAAACCGCGTGAGAATCGACGTCGCCGTCGACAGCTCGGCGCTGCTGTTACGCCTGCGCAACGGGGAGAAGCGCCTCGCCTTCGCCGTGGTCAACGCGCTGCGCAACACCGCGCTGCAGATCCAACAGGCGGAGTTTGAGAGCGCCCGCTCGAAGTTCGTGATCCGCAAGCCGGCGTTCTTCTTCGGCTCGCCGGCGCGGCCGGGCGGTGTCGCCGCCAAGATCGAGGTGTTCCCGAGCGTCCGACAGGCCCGGCCGTATGCGGAGATCGCGGTGGGCCGCGCCTCCAAAGGCGGGCCGATCCTGCTCTCGATGTTCGAGGCGGGCGGCCTGCGCAAGCCCGTGACGCCCGGCGCGAAGCGCGTCGCGGTGCCGCTGCTCGGCCGCCCTGCGCGGCCCTCGATCCGCTCGGGCGTGCCGCCGGCGTTCTCCATCCCGGGCCTCAAGCTTCGCAAGTTCATCGGCGGCAAGCTGCAGCGCCGGCGTCGCCGCGGCCGCACCGTGCCGGAGACGCTGTTCGGAGAGTTCGGCCGGCCACGTACGGAGGCAACGACCGCGGCCGGCAAGGTGCAGTGGAAAGGCCTGCAGCGCACCTACCAGGTCTCCGACGTCGGGATCTTCCAGCGCATCGGGCCCGATCGCGAGGACACCCGCCTGATCCACTCGTTCATCGAGCCGCCCCGGCTCGACGATCGGCTCGGGTTTGTGCGGACCGCCCAGAGCGAGGCGCGCCGCTGGTTCCGCGAGTTCATGGAGCGCGAGACGATCGAGGCCCTCACGCGCGCCGGCTTCAAGGTGGGCAGCGCATGACCGACGTGCTCGATCTCCCGCCGCCTCCGAATGCGGAAGTCCAGTGGTGGGCTGATGTTCGGACTGCGCTCGCCAAGCGCTCTCAGCCCCCTCGAGGCGGCTTCCACCCCGAGAACGACTGGCGGCCCGTGCGCTTCGTCCGGGCCCGCCAGCTCTGCTGCAGGTGCTGGCACTACATCCCCAAGGGCAGCCCCGGCAACACCACGGGCACGCGCGGCACCAAGGCCTGGTGGCATCCCGGATGGGACGTGTGGATGTGCGTCCCGTGTCGCTCGGCCGACGTCGACTTCGAGCTGCAATACGAAGAGTGGCAACGAGAACAACAGGAACAGGAGGGCAGCGATGGCCGTGCAGCATGAGGACGTTCGCCTGTCGACGAAGGACGGCGGCTACTTCACGACCGTGAAGCTCGAGATCAACGGCCCGTGGCCGCAGACCGTGGTGTACGGCACGCGCGTATTCACGCGCTATCAGATGGGCGAGTACCGGGAGGCCACGAGCTACTTCGTGCCGACCCTCGAACCGGAAGAGGCCGCGTGATCTCTACCTGGAGCAACGCTTTCCGTCAGCTGATGAACGCTCTCGCCCGCATCGTGGCGAGACTCGGGGACGGGCCAGCGCGCCGACCGTCCCACTCGACGAGAGCAGCGGCGCGCGCTCACACCGGGCCATCAACCACGCGGCTCTGCCGCGAGAGCGCGCGCGATGTGGGGTCGCGGCCTGCGCTCCGAACGGGTCGAGGCGGCGCGCTCGGGTCGCGCCGCCCGACCGAGCGGGTCCTTCCCACGCGGTCACTACGGGTGACGGCGGCCCCGACATCTCTGCAGTCACGCTCCGAAAATTTGCGCAGACAGAAACGAGGCAGGTCGCTCGCCGCGGCCGCGATCGGCGCGGGTTCAATGAGCGAGCTGCCTCGCTTCTGCGCGTGCACGTGGAGGTAGTTCGGTGGGAAGGGAGGCGCGCGCGCGGGCAGGGATGCCTCGCAGGGACGCAAGCGAGGTCCTCGAAGACGAGATCGCGCGCCTCGTCACCGCCGTGCGGTATGCGGGCCTGAAGCATCCCGCCGGCCCGATCGAGCTCGAGCTCCGCCGCCAGCTCGCCGGCAAGGTGCGGCAGCTCTACCAGTTCGAGCTCCGCCGCCTCGGCGGCATCGCGCCGCCCGTAGAGATCTCGGCGTGACCGTCTCCAGGCTCATGTCGCAGGCGGCGTACGCCCGTCACCGCCAGGTCGCGCGCGAGACGGTGCGCCGCGCGGTGCGCGACGGGCGGATCCCGGTCGACGCGAAGGGGCGGATCGATCCCAAGGAGGCGGACAAGCGCTGGGAGCTGAACACCGACCTCGCCAAGGAGCGGCCGGCGAAGCCAAAGGGGAAGAAGCGGAAGCTCGGCGGCCGCGCCTCGCAGTCGTTCGCCGAGAGCCGGGCCCGGCGGGAAGAGATCCGCGCCCAGCTCGCCGACCTCGAGCTGCTCGAGCGCCGGGGCAGCCTGGTGCCCATCACCGAAGTGCGGGACGCGGTCTTCAGTCTGACGCGCCGGGCCCGGGATCTCCTTCGCGCGATCCCGGACCGCACCGCCTCGATCGTGGCGGGTCTGACCGAGGAGGTCGCCTGCCACAAGGTGCTCAGCGAGGAGATCGAGCGCGTCCAGGCTGAGCTTGCGGGGCTCGAGGCGCGCGTCGGCGCGGCCGCGGACGCCGGCGCCGGCGCCGCGGCGTGATCGTCCCGCGGTGAGCGTCGCCGTCCGCGTCGCCGGCGAGGCCTGGTCTTCCGGGTGGGAGCCGGATCCACACCTCACGGTCAGCGAGTGGGCCGACCGGAACCGGATGCTTGGCTCGGAGGTCGCGGCCGAGCCAGGGCAGTGGCGGACCAGTCGCACGCCCTACCTCCGCGAGATCATGGACTGCCTCACGCCTTCGCACCCCGCGCAGCGCGTGATCTTCATGAAGGGCTCGCGCATCGGCGCCACCGAGGCCGGCAACAACTGGGTGGCGTACATCGTCTGCCACACGCCGGCGCCGATCCTGATGGTGCTGCCGCGCGGTGATGACGCGAAGAAGGCGTCGAAGGAACGCATCTCCCCGATGATTCGCGAGACGCCGGAGCTCGCGGCGCGGATCGCGCAGAACAAGTCGCGCGATGGCGGCAACACCCTCCTCATGAAGGAATTCCCCGGCGGCTTCCTCGCGATGACGGGCGCGAACTCCGCTGCGGCGCTGCGCGCGACCACCGTGCGGTTCCTCTTCCCGGACGAGGTCGACGGCTACCCCGACGACGTCGACGGCGAAGGCGATCCCCTCGACCTGGCGGAGGTGCGCACCACAACCTTCAACCGCCGACGGAAGCACTACATCGTCTCGACGCCGAAGGACCGGCACAGCTCGCGGATCGAGCGCGAGTACTTGAAGACCGACCAGCGCCGCTTCTTCGTTCCGTGTCCGGAGTGCGGGCACTGGGACTGGATCCGCTGGGGCCAGATCCGCTGGGAGAACGACGACCCCGAAACCACGCGACTCGCGTGCGCGAGCTGTAACGCGCTGATCGAGGAGCGCCACAAGACCTGGATGCTCGAGCAGGGTCAGTGGCGCGCGACCGCCCAGGGCGACGGGATCTCGGTCGGATTCCATCTCTCCGCGCTCTATTCGCCGATTGGCTGGCTCAGCTGGCGCGATATCGTGCGCGAGTTCCTCGCCGCGGGGAACGATCCGCGCAAGCTGAAGGTCTGGGTCAACACCCGCCTCGGCGAGACCTGGGAGGAGAAGGGCGACAAGGCCGAGGCCTCGCCGATCACCGCGCGCGCGGAGCGCTACGCCGGCGAGGTGCCCGAGGGCGTGGGGATCCTCATCGCCGCCGTCGACGGCCAGGCCGATCGGCTCGAGGTGAAGGTGAAGGGCTACGGCGCCGGCGAGGAGTCCTGGCTGATCGCGATCCACCAGTTCTTCGGGGACCCGCTGCGCGACGACGTGTGGCGCGAGGCCGATCGATTCCTCACGCAGGCCTTCGAGCACGCGAACGGCCGCCGCATGTACATCGAGGCTGTCGGCGTCGACACGCACGGCAAGGTCGGGCACACCGAGCAGGCCTACCGCTTCTGCACCGCTCGAGCCGAGCGCGCCGTCGGGAACATCCGTCAACGCGTGTTCGCGCTCCGTGGTGGCAGCCTCACCGGCCTGCCGGTGGTCGGCCGGCCGACGCGCGAGAAGAAGTACGGCGGGAAGCTCTTCACGATGTGCACCGACACCGCGAAGGGCATCGTTTACTCGCGGCTCAAGGTCGAGACACCCGGCCCGGGCTACATGCATTTCCCCGAATGGGTCGACGAGGAGTACGCCCGGCAGCTGACCGCGGAGGTCGGCCTCCGGAAGTGGAGGAAGGGCCGGTCCTACCGCGAGTGGAAGAAGATCCACGACCGCAACGAGCAGCTCGACCTCGAGGTGATGTGCCTCGCGGTGCTCTACATCCTCGGCGAGGTGGTGATCCGGCACCTCCGCGATCGCGCCGCGCACTACGCGGTGAAGGCGGACCCGCAGCGCCCGGCGCCGGCGAGTTCGAGCGCGAGCTCGCCGCGAGCTCGCGGACCTCGGCGCCCGTGGCGCGATCGCTGGCGCCGCTGATCGAAAAAAAGAAGTTGCAGAGAGAGAAAAGCTGGCCTACAACTCGCTCCTGTCACTTCGGAGGTGACGGAGCAGCGCGCGCAGGTGGACTGCGGCGAGCCGCACGGAAGCGGCGAGGGCGTTGGGATGTGGAAGATAAAGACGATTCCAGGGACAGGACCGAGCTGGGCGAGGGCAGGTCGGAGCGCGCTCAGCTATTGGTTCGGTCCCTTTTCGATTTCTGGGGGCAGGAATTCAGGATTCGCGCGGCCGCGGCCGATGAGAGAGCGGATCTGAAACCTTGACGCGTGGCACTGCACACGTGGTATCACCGGCAGGAGAAAAAACTAGCGGCCCGGGTCCTTGATCGGGGGCACACCGGGCCGCTGCTGAAACGATGTCGACGACAATCGCGAAGAACGTCGCCTCCATCAAAGACGCGGGCGTTGCCTAATTGGATAGGGCCCCGGACTGCTAATCCGGTTGGCAGGTGCTAAGACCACCTGTTGAGGGTTCGAATCCCTCCGCCCGCAATCTTCCCGGTCACTATCGGCCATGGCTCCCCCCAACTTCAAGTGGGGAGTATGTGGATAACCACTACCAGGTCGCGGGGCGGATGGCGGCCGGCTGGCCGCCAGAGAGCGGGAACGGATTCGGGAGTTGGTTGTTGATGTACCTGTCAGGCCGGATCTTGAAGCACTGGTCAGCGACCGTTTCCAGTTCGTAGCCGACTCGCTTGTAGGGCCAAAGCACGCACACCCGTTTCTTGGGGAAAACGGACTTGGCCGAGCGCACTGCAGGCACCAGGTCGCTATCTCCCGTGACCAGAACAGCCGTGTCACATAGGTCTCGATGGAAGAGCTCCATGAGCTTGACCCCGATCGCGACGTCCGTCTCCTTCTCCTCGTGGTGGGGATAGCTCGTCTTGCAGCCGGGGCACCAACGCTGCTTGGTCTTGAACTTGGCGAGCTCCACCTCAACCTTGGTCTCTCGAAGACAGGCGATGTAGGTCCGATGGCGGTTCGTGAGATCGACGTCGACGGCAAGCTTGGAGAGCGCCAGCGTCGAGAAGTAGAAGACGCGCTCGAGGGAGGCACCGCCGCCAATGGGCGGGAGGAAGCTCGCGCACAGCGCGCGCAGGTTGAGCCACTTTGTGGAAACGTTTCCGCGATCGCGGCTGGCGTCACGGAGCGAGTGATAGAGGTTGAATCCGTCGACCAGGAAGGTGGTCC